TCCTAAAACCTTTTGAGAAATTAAGTCTTGTTGTTCTTCCGAAGGAACTCCGTTATTAAAGTTAACGACTTTCGTTCCTGAGAATCCGTTTTGTACCTCGTTTATTAAATAGTCGCTTACTTCTTCTTCCAAAACTGCGTAAGGTAATGCGCCTTGGTAGTCGGGGTAAGCATAGTATTTCATCCCAACCCCATAAGGCTTAACGAACATTATTTCTATTTTTTCTTTTGAGAATCCGAATGCAGGAATTCGCATAGGCGGGAACTTGCGTACTTCCTTCCAATTATCCGAGTAATAATACCCCGTTACTTCGCCTTTGTCGTTGCATTTTTCAGCGCGTAATAAGTTCACGGGTATATGGTAAGCCTTTAGAATTTTATCGTGCTTTTCGTTGTAGTGAACCTGAATAGCAAATTGACCGAATAACTTTCTATCGAAAACCATTCTACGAACGCAATCTTTGCTAAACAAAGTCATCATTTGCGCGTACTCGTTAGGTTTACGCGAAGCATCTAAGGCGCTTAAACCTTTTCCGTATATCAAACGAGTAACGTTGTTTATTATCGCGCCATTTGTCGTTGAATTTGTGTATCTATCTATTAAATAATCGAAGTAATCGTTATTTTCTCCCCAACCTACCCACGCGTCGCGTGAGTTTTCTTGTAATACGGGTTGTTGGTATTCCGCTAATTGTAATACGTGGACGTTATTACTCATACATTATAAAGTCGTTAGTTGTTGTATTGCTTATGTATTGCCCGTCGTTAACCGAGAACGTGTCTATCGGTTGGTTAGTGCAAAACATACGTTCTTTTAATAGTAGATTTCCGCTTCCGTCTTTAATTACCGCCCAATAAAATTGGTTTTCTTCCGTTGGTAAAATTCCGCTAAAATCGTAAACGTAATCCCCTGCGGTAAACGTTCCCGCGACAACTTGCGTTGTATTCGTGTTTTCGCCTGTTAACTCCAACGTTGTGGGTGTACCATAACGCGGAATAAACTTAAATGTTTGGCTTACGTTAGTTTCTTGAACTACTATCATATTTATATAACTCCTATTCCGTGTTTTTGTGCATAAAAAAAGGGGTGTTGTCACCCCCTTAACGTTATGAAACAAAGTTCTTAGTTAGTTACAAGTGTTGGGTTATTCAACAAAACAAGTAATTGTGCTTCGGTGTTACAATCCAAGAAATTTGCAGGGGTAGCTTCTTGACCCGTGAAAGTCAAAGAATAACCGTTCATATCTCCTAACGCAGTTCCGTTAGAAATAGTTCCCGCCGTTACGTCCATTCCTCGAAATAATCCCGCAATAAAGTATTGCCCTGCGTTTGTCTCAACGATAATGTTAGGACGTCCGTAAGATAATAATTTAACTTGTTTGTGAGTAATCGCGTCTTGCTTTTTTAGTTGAACGCTTAATACTTGTTCGAAGAACGTAGTTCCGTTTTCGCGTGAACTTGTAATTGTAGTTTCGAACGAGTTTGTTCCTTTTAATTCGAATCTATAAATCGAAGTAGTTGTAGCAGGCGCAATCGGATTCAAAGAAATTGCAGTAATTACGTCTTCGTAACCTAATGCAGTATCGTAAGTAATGTCGGTTTCGTCATAGTGTCCGTAATTCAATACATAAAGGTTTTTCAATCCACCTACTATGTCTTTACAAGGCTCTAATCTACCGTGTGAAATATCGCAACTCATTTTATTTTAGTTTTTTAATGTTAAAAAAAAGGGTGGTAGTTTTATCCACCACCCCGTTATATTTTGGTTAGGTTGATTATCCGTAAATTACGATATCTTCGATAACTCCGTATTGAGTACCCGCAGCCATTCGCATAACTACACGAACGTTGTCATCTCCTAAAGTAGCCGAAGTATCAATTACTCTAACTTCTTGCGTATCGCTCAATAAAGAACAACCGAAGTAAAGGTTAGAAGTAGTTGTAGCCATCATAGAAGAAGTTGGTAATCCGTTAGCCATAAACAAAGGAAGACCGTTGAAAGTAACCGCGCCGTTGTTATACCACATTGTACCTTGAGCATTAACACCCGAGTTTGAAGTAGCCAAAACTGAGAATCCACCTAATGCAGCAACATAAGCCTTAAGAACGTCTTGAGAAACGTAGATTTTCAAGTCCGCTTTTCCGTAAAGACTTGCAGGGATAGCGTTGTAAACTGATTGTAAAGCAGGGATAACGTTACCCGCGTTGATTGTACCACCCGCGATGTTTTGAGCAACAGGAAGGTTAGGGTCTGCTTGAGCGGTTGTAAACAACCCGTCAAATTGTCCACTTACTGCGGAAGAACCTTGCCAAATAGAAATCTCATTAGCGGCTGCAACTTTTTCAGCGGCATAAGCGATTAAGTAATCCGAAAAAGACTTAGGCAAAGTGTCGAAAGAAGAATAACCCATTTCGATAGATTGCCAAGTTGAATGGAATTCGGACTTACAAAAAGTCATATTTACTTGAAGGTCTTTAACTTGTAATACACGCTCGGTTAAATCAACTGTTCCAATCGGAGTAAAGTCGCAAGAAGCGTCTTTTAAGAAATCCGTTGTTTCAAGTCGTTGGATAACGGCTTTGTATTTTACGTTAGGCATAACGGTAACACCGCCACCCTCGATAGTTGGTGCGCTTAATAAAGCGGCTGATACGTACTTACCTGCCCATTGGCCTGCGTACGAAGTAGTAATAGTTGGATTAGCCATTTTTTTTTAATTTAATTATTTATACATTTTGTTAAGTACGGAATCCATTATTCCGCGTGGTGCTTTTTTACCGATTTTAGTAAACTCGGTTTTAGCTTCGTTTTCAGGATTAAAAGCGATTGGCTCGGGTGTTTCCATAAGTTCGGTTGCTTCTAATGCAACTTCGTCAACTTTGGTTAACTTTGCTAACTCAACTTTTAACGCTTCGTTTTCTTCTTTAAGTTTTTCCATTTCGCTAAAAAATGTTTCTTTAACGATAGATTCAACAGTTTTTTTAGGAGTTGAAATTGGTTCGCTCATTTGTTGCTCGGGTTGTGGTGTTGTTGCGGGTGCTTCAGGTGCTACTTCGTCTTCGGGTGCAACTTCTTCGGTGGTTGGTGCTTCTTTGATTTCGGAAATAATACCTTCTTCTACGATAACAAGAATTCGTCCGTCTTCCAATTCGTATTCTCCAACGGGAACGGCAATTTTTTGTTCGTCTTCCGTTACGACAAAAACTTCTTTTCCTGCTTCGAACGTATCCGCTTCGATTTTGGTTACTCCGTCTCCCATAAGCATTTGTTCTAACTTTACTTCGTTAGATAACAACGCTTTTATTTTTTCTAGTAGTGTGCTATTTTTCATTTGTGTTTATTTATTTAATTTTTCTTAGGTCTAAAACTCTTTGCATAACTGCATCAATATCTCCTCTTACTAATATATTTTCAGCATTTTTATAAATAGGATTATCATTAACATTTAATCCTAATTCTTTTCCTTTTGCCTGAAATTCTTGCAATAAAGTTTTTAATTTTTTAGCGTTATCAACATAAGCAGTTCCTTGTTCAATAGCTTTAGAACTTTCGGAAACTATTGTTTTATAAGAAGAAATAAAATTTTTTTGAAATTTATCCGAATTATCAGACAATTTTTTAATATCATCAGAAATAGCTAACTCGACTTCGTGTTTTCCTAACTCAACTTTGCTCGCTTGGATTTCGTCCGCTTTATTGATTTTGTCTAAAATTGTTTTCATATTATTATAATTAAAGGTTAAAAGTTTTGTTGCATTTTGTTACGGTTTCGGATACCAAAGCGGGGGCGGTGGCACGGGGTTCGGTGGTGTTACGTCGCTTCCTATTCCTTGATTTTGTAGTTTTCCCGTGCAACACTTGCTATCGTAAGTATTGTCCTTGCATAAACAACCACGCTTACCACCTCGCGGACTATTTCTTATTTCTTGTCTTCGTGCTTTCAACTTGTTTAATCTTTTAATTACTTTCCGTATTTATTTATAAATCTTAAAACCTCGGTAAGTGCAACTCCGTTATTTTCGTATTGTTTTACTTCGGGTAAGTTGCTTATTTGCGATTCGGGTAGTCCAAGTTCTTTAGCCATTCCTACCATTCTATCATAAGTTGTTCCCGTAGTTGCTATACCTTTATTAGCTTTTTCGTATAATGAAGTTAAATTATTTAATTCCGTAGTTATTAAATCCATTTTGCTTTTTAATACTGCGATATTATCGTTATCAAACTTGACATTTCTTTTTAATTCGTCCGTTATGGCTAACTCGATTTCGTGTTTTTCTAAATTTGTTTTTTCGATTGCTTCGATTTTTCCTAACTTGTTTAGGATAGTGTTAATTGTACTCATTTTATTTTATGTTTAATAGATTTTTAAGTTCGTTTACGATTTCGGTGGCTTCGTGTTCTTCCGAACTCATTTCGAATTTATCCGCGAAGTAACCTTCTATACTGAATCCTTTTACTTTGCCTTCTTTAACATCGTTCCAAACTTCGTCGTTGTTTACTTTCATCGAAATCATCCACGTACCTTTAGGTAGTTTGAATCCGTAAAGGTTCGATTTGTCCTTTTTTTCGTCTTCGATTATCCAAGATTCAACAACGCTTAAACCTTTTAACTTTTTTTCGTGTTCGTAGGTCGCATTATTTTGGTTTGAGCGCATTAAAAATAATTCACTTGCTTTGCGAATTGTATCTTCGGAGAAATAAATATAGTATTCTTCGTTCTTTGCGTTTCGTCGGTAAATTTGTTTGTTCGGAACTAAAGCCGCACCCATTAAAATACGTTTCTCGGTGTCAACTTCTTTAAGTTCGATTTCGTGTTTATTTAAGGCTACGAAGTTTTCTTCGATTGCAGGGGATTTTACAACGCTTACCGCGTCTATTCCGCTTTGTTCGTCGTTTTCGTCTATGATTAGTTCGATAATTCTCATAACTTAATAATTTAATTTTGGTTAAAGTGTTGCGTTTTGTATTCGGTTACGGTCTAAACTTTGCGCCGTTGTTACTTGTCCACTTACTACGTATGCTTGTGTAGGTTGTTGTTGAAGTTGCGAAAGTTGGTTTAGTCCGTTATTTCCTACGACATTAAACGAAGGCGCTTGAGTTCCGCCCGACATACCACCGCCACCACCTTCGCCACCACCACCACCACCCGCAGATGAACCACCACCTTCGAACTTT